ATTAGAAGTAACTCCAATAACCCTTATCTTTAAAACCTCATGGCAACAAACCTGAAGAATGATGAGAAAAAGAGCGAAAATAAACCCAAGAATATTAGCCATCAAACAGCTAATAGACTTCCCCAAAACAAGCGCAAAGCGCCTGCCAAGACCAAACAGTGGACCACTAAGTCTCACTCGCAGGTCGACAAACCACCTGTCACTCCAAAAATTCAAGAGAAGGTTGACAGTAAACTCGAAACGGCTGAGAACAAATCCAATTCCGCGAACAATGATATTAAATCGGATAGAAAACCTTTTAAGTTCATATTACCAACAAATGAACAGAAAATCGTCACACCTAGTGCCGATGGAGATCTTCCCAAACCCACACCACCAATTAAAGTTAAGGAGGATCCACTACCGATTAAACCACCAGAGACACCAGATGTCAAGAAAATTGTCGCAGAGCCCAAGAAGAAGAAGGATAAATTACCTCCTCCTCCTGAGCCAAAAACGTGCACGAATGATTGCACCGACTTCTTATGCCAATCCCATCTAGTCGATGGTACAGAGTTTATTAAGCATCACACTATCTCCTTATTCGGTGCTAGAAACACAACACCCGAGAAGATAGTCACTGAATGGAATCCTGAAGAAAGTACTCTTACTGAGACTCAGTTATTAGCTTACCACCTTTTCAACTATATGTTAGTACCGAATGACTGCCCCTTACGCACTCTGAACCCTCGGGCTCAGTTTTGTGCTGCATCCACGTTATATGCATTGAATAAGCGGCAAGCGAGAATTTTAGGAGAGAACGAGTTTGTTACATACAATTACCTACTAAATTGGTGCGTCCTTAGAAAGGACCAATTACCTCACGTTCCAGTTTTTGAATCTTTATTGAACACTAATCTCAACGATCTTAGGCCAGACCTTAAGAACCAGAGAACTAAACGTATTATGGAAATTCGGAACCAATTGATCACCGTACACAAAGATGTCCCTCATGAAGTGATAAAGAAAATTAACAAGAGAGGCGTCATTTGTGTTACAGACGAAAACACCGAAAGTGGTATCAGAGATCACGTACATCTTCCAGATAGAGTCTTGCGACTCCATTATGAGAAGTGCGCCATAGCTGATGCCCTTTTAGCTTTACCAACTACCAATAATGGTATCGTCGTCATTCAAGATCAATTTGGTTCAGGGAGAGTACAGCAAGTGATCACCAGATTCAACAAGGAACTTAACGGTTCTTTCTATTTATTGTACACCACAAATCGAGACAGATACACAGCAGAAGATTTAGATGAGAATGCTAAATCACCTGATCCTGGTAACTTATTGCAATATCCTTGCAACACTGACATAGTCCTATTCTTAGATGTTTATCAACATGCTAAAGAGCGTCTCACTAACGCTGTAATGTTAAAATATATGGAGTATGTCAGTGTTGCAGTTTGGAGCGGTTTTACACACATAGGTGAAGCTGGTATCCAAGGTCTCGAAGGTGTATGGTATCGCCAAAATGATTTAATCCACACAGTTGCAGATAGTAATGGTACCCAATACTCTAACCCAGATATGAACTGGATTCTCTCTATCCCTAATAAAGATAGAAAGTATTCTTTGACTACACACTTACAGAGTTCTAGATATACCGCAATTTATTATCCGAAGTTCTATCCAGCTCCGAGGACCTCTGCTGATAATCCGTCAGCCCTCGTTGAGCTAAGAACTCCTTATCATAAATTGCCTACAGCTAGTACTTTTGTTAGGAAAAACATTAACACAGTATTCGGGCTATTCCAAGAATTCGCAGCTTACGCGACTGGCAGACCAGATCAGGTCTACGTAGATACCGCCGTTTTCGGATTGATCATGAAGGCATACACTGGACTTCAAATGACGGAACATAATATTAATAGAATGGTGAAAGAAATATCATCCCACTTAGGAGATTCTTATTATTTTTCTGTCTTATTGAAAGAACAACCAGATATGTGTCGAGACATATTAGTAGGTACACAAGTGTACACTCTCAGTTGGTGGGTTTCGGTTCAAGAAAACTTCTATTATGTAATAGAAGATTTGAAACCTCAAATCAAAAATATACCTAAATGGGCCACTAAACAAGTTACGCCTTCCTTCTTGGAGAAGAAATTTCCCCTTTCAGAAGGTGCATTTAGTGGCAATCTCATCGAGAAGACCGTATCCTGGCTAGGATTAGTCAATTGTGTTACTTCCGCTTGCACGTCTTCCTACTGGAGTAAGCCTATACAATATGGTAGTTCCCTATTACAATATGGATCTATTCATGCAGGTTTCTTTCTGAAACACATACCCATATTGAATAAAGCTTCACTCTTCGTTGGAATCGTAACAGGCACTATTAACACCATGTCTAATTTTAGAAGCAAAAATCCGTACAAAGCACTCATTAGTGCCTTCATAGTGGTCAGTATGATAGTAGAGTGGAAATTACGCAAGTATCATGTCCCTATTCCTACGACTAGGAACGCTTGCATGGGTTTCTTTTCTAAGATCGCACTGGCTCTACAAACCGGTTGTCGCATCAAGCAGACTAGCTTACAGGATTGCAGAAAAATAGCCCCTCACGGCAGGTCTCTATACCATCTCAATGAGATGTCAAGTCCATCCAAGTTGGACTACCCTACTGATCTCACTGAAACTTTCAAAGAAGGACTGACTTTTCGTACCCCCAATGGTAAGAATTTGCTCAAACCTTATATTGCAGGTTCATCTTATGTTGTTCAAACCCCTTATTACAAATTCACCGGTTTTATGAGCAACATGCACAGACCGGTCAGGGCACCAGAAGGTATAAATGCGATGATAGATCGCTTGGTTTCGCCGAAACAACTTACTCCAATAAAACAGGCTCTAGCGTGGCAATCTCACCCTTTACACATGTTTATAGTCGATGATCCTTATTCACTAGACATGGCTAATAGCTACGAATGGGTAGCATTGCGTGAGAAAAACAAACAACTATACACTCAACACCTAAATGATATGGTGTCACATCCACTCCATATGAGAGAAGCTTTACCTCATAAAGCCCTCATAACCCTCTTTCCGAAGACAGATGAGTATTTACCAGCTGATAAAGCTGCACTGCGACCAGTTTTTAATTGCGGGCCTAAAGTTGCCTCAGTTCTTGGTCCAGCCATCACTCATATGCAGGATAAATTTAAAGAGTTGTACGATGGTAAAACAGCGTATGTATTCAATAATTATAACCTGCTGCGCGCTCAGTCTGATTCGGACCCTCAGTCACTTATATACATCACATATCAAAGTGCGATGTCTTACGTGTCTTTGGGGGAATGGGCCACTTTTTGTATTAACAATGTGGGTGTGCATATTATATGTTCGGGTGACGATAGCTTAGTTGTTGACAATAGGGGCAAAGATCTGATGGTCTATGAAGGAGATTTTTCAAAATTTGATTCATCTCAACAATTCGTTAAGCACGCCAAACATGGACCTCTCTTTTGTCTATTAGACTATATGAGATTATCTTCTATGGATCCAGATGCCATATCGCTTACTGAAACTCTTTACACAGCGGATGTAGTGGTAGTGGGCATGAAAAATGAACATTTAGTTGTCATACAACAAGAAGGAGCTTTAGGACTGCCCACAGGTTGTCCTATGACCACTCTTTCTAACACTTACTTAAACATTAATTTATGGTTACGCTGTCTTGCATACTCAGAATTAAGGAACGCTGAAGAGTTTTTCTCTCTTTTGGGATTTACTTTAAAACTCCGCACCTCGCGTGATATAACGCAGACCACTTTCCTCAAAGGCCATTTTGTTCGGCTGAAGACTCCCACCCCTGCTTACCCTAGGTTGGAGTTTATATGGGCTCCTTCTTATGGAGCATTACTGAAAGTTGGGATGTGTAAGAGTAACCCTAAGGGGATGAAGCCCTACGCTATCACTCAATTCAAAGATATACCCTCAGCAGGTATGCAACACGCTATAGATGTGGCCCATTCATGGAGCCATTATGTGTTACCACCGATATTTTATGCGTACGTCCAAAAGATTAAGAGTTTAGGTACTGTTCATGATGATACGAGACACGCCGTTTACGGTATGGCACCTGTAGAAACAGATGCTACTTTCGACCCTGATTGGTCATCGTACAATCAATTTTATGACATAACTGATGCTGAAACACTGGACATTATTAATCTCATACAACATCTTAAATTAGGTGTTTTGGTAGATCATCCCATGTTAGATTCATGGGAATTGATCTACGGCTAAGCATAAAAATCTTCGAATTTAACATATGCCCAACCAACAATCACCCAAACGTAAACGTTCTAAGAAGAAGTTTACTTTTTCAAAATTAGCGAATAATCCTCTCTTTCAAGCTATATTGAAAGAGATAGCTCCCTCAGCCAAAACTGCTGTGGTTTCAGCTATAGCTAAGAACAGTCCTCAAACAGCAGCACTATTAGATACAGGTATAACAACCGTTTCCAATGCAAGGAAGAGAGTGCGCAAAGATAAGAGAAAGGAGCGAGATCGCGCTCCTCCAGTGGTGGAAACAGTCCGTCGAAAGATGTTAGATTGTGCGACCGATTTCGTTCACGCAGTGAACGATCCTTATTCCATCAGCTCTAATATTTGCTTACCTCTTGCTCCTCTAATACCATCTTTCAAAACAGTAATTAAGAAAGATTTCAACATGACTGCCGGCACTAATGGCTTTGCTTTTTGTGCTGTTACCCCTAATTTGAGTTCTGAACTGTCCCTATATGCTTCACAAGCAGCCTACACAGGCACAACCGTTGTCGATGATGTGACCGCAGGGGTCAACATCATATCCAACGGAGCTTTATTCGCTTCCTCATCTTTCACTACAACTTTAGGTGAAGATGCTTTTCCCCTCACAGGACGAATAGTCCTAGTAGCCATGCAAATCGTGCCCCTAGCCACTTTGATGAATAGGAAGGGCATTATCAAATTGTTTTCTCACCCAACTCGCGGGTCGGTGGCCGGTTTGACGTCTGGAGACGTCAGTAACTGGGCCACTACTCAAAGGTATGACATAGCCTCATCAGGCAACGGTCTAAAACCACAGCTCGTCCAGATCGCATCGCGACCAGAGGAGTGGAGTTATGAGCAAACATCTGATAGTGCCCTTTCTATCAAAGCGCCTTGGTCCACCCAGTTTCTTGCCCAAGCAGGAACCGCTGCATCACCTTGCCTCGGCTGCATAGTCGACGGTTGTACTACAGGAGACGCTTTCAACGTCTCCTTACGTATATTCGTTGAGTACGCAGGACCCGTGGTAAACAGCTACGCCAGCGTTGGCTCTCTCTCACAAGAGAGCTACGATCTAGGTTCATCCATTCTTAACGAGAAGAATTACAGCCTAGCGCAAGGGATCAACATCTTCTAATCATCTCCATCACACCTATCATTATTATTTATCCTTATTATCGACTAAAATATAACAAATCTGTGGATGCCAATTGGGTCTCAGTTGTCGATTTCAAAATCTCTCAAAAACAAATCATACTTTAGTTGTAGTGTCATCACCAACACACCTCCAAAAATCCTTCATATGTTATTAGTAGAAGACTTTATCAAAACTATTCTTTAGTTTAATCTAATTACCTGGTACCAATTAATAAAATCCCATTAATTGTAGTTTTAAATCCATGCAACCCAGGC